GTCTTTTATATCCCGGGAGTCTATTATAACCCTCGTCCCGGCTGCTCAATTGCACTAGAGCTAGTGGTTCTCTTCCTAAAGATTAATGTCATCGCTACAGCTGGCGACAATGGGACGATCCACCCGGTGTGTAGGCAGTGAGAACGTTCTGCGCGTCAAGGGGATGCTTACCTTTGCGTTTTTCCAGATAACGTTCTACAATCACTTCATCATCCGACTCAATCGGAGTGTTGGAGCAATTCTTGTGTTCTTCGTTCGTACTGAACGGTTTTGAGTCCTGACCTTGATCCTTGAGGTTAAACTTCTTCAACAACTGCGCTAGCAGTTTCAAGTTGTGGGCATCAGAAGCGTTAACCTTGGACTCTTCCTCGGCTAAATCACCGGGAATTTGAGTAATAACAATGGTAGTATAACACGAACCTACGATTGTGAGTTGGGGCACGCGGACTGTGGCTGGTCCTGTGGTATCAATAATGATCGCGCCCATATATGCATTTGTGCCGTCACCACTGTCGCCATTAGCAGCGGCAGTACCAGTACTGCTAATGTAAAAATTGACGGCTACGGCAGATCCACCTAATAGCCAATTGGCACTGTTGGTGGACGTAGTGGCAGCTTGGCTGCGATAGTTGATGAGATAGCGCCCGGGTGCATCGAACGTAAAAGCACCGGTGGCAAGGCTTGTCCAAGTAATATTGAGATTGTTACCCGGACTATAGACGGCCGCCCCTAAAATGGAGCCGGTTGCAGCAAAGCCAGATACCTTGTAAGAGCCTAAATTGTCGCCAGTGGGTGTCGACAACTTCTTACGAATGGCCTTCACCTTATAAGTAACCCAAAGTTCACCGATAGTGGCCGCTGCTTGCATCCCAGCAGTGGCGATCGTAAAGTTACCCAAATCGTACATGCGAAGATCACCGTTGGTGACCGCGGTATTGGCCCTCACGTACAACTCTGAAAGAGTGTTCTTGCGAGGGTCGCATTCAACGGGATGTATACACGACTCGGAAGGTTTAGTTGCAACAGCGAATTCATATGCTTCCATTTGTTGTTTATTGCTAAATGGTTGGTCCAGGGCATCATAGTTAGTGGCCATGATAACCGTTCCAAGCGCTGTATTCGTGGAGTTGAGGGCGTTGGCAGAAGTGGATTTAAACTCAAAAAGCAGCCCCTCAAAAATGTATTGTTCAAACCCAGCCATCTGCCCAGAAAGCCACGGAAAAGTCTCAGACATGCCTGGATTGACTGAGTAAACTGTGGACGCGAAAGTCGTCGAACCTGTGACGTCGGCGATGAACTCACGGTGTGTGAAATAGACTGGTTCGTCATTGAACAAAGGGGGCCCATTCATTAATGAATTTTTGCGGATGCGGTATGCTCCCATACCGGTGACGCTGCTAAACCAGCGCTTTGCCAGGCCACCGGCAGCCGAAGCTGCCTGGCCTGCAATCCGTCCTCCAAAGTCTTTGGCCTGTTGCCAAGTGGAGGGCATCCTAGCCGAATTGGTTCGGGTAGGGTGGACAAGGCGTTTAACGACCTTGGCAATTTTAATTAATTTGCGTGCTTTCGGTGCACGCTTACCATTGGGTTTGTTGTTGGAATTTCTATTAGGCATAATGTTATGGACGTCTCATTTTCAATCACCACACTTTAAAGTCATCGGCTAGCCAGAGGTGCGGATGGGTGGTCTGTTTACTGAGGGACAAAGGATGCGTCAAGACGGCCGTAGCGATAATGACGACCGGGCTTCGAGCCCGGACATAGTGTACGTGTTTAGATTTTAATTAAGTTTAACGTCATTGATGGACAAAAATCCGCATTCAATGCGGGAAGGCGTTATTAGCGCAATCTTTACTATACTATTTAATCCTATTATACTGTGCAGTGGCAACCACGCCCTAAGGGCCCTTAAGTTGCCACGCACTATTTTAATTTGCCTCTCGGCTAATCCGTTTCGCTATAAAATGGGGGGGGTTCGGTAAGCCCCAGGCAGTAGCCCGCTGCCCCACATTGGACCGCTTAAAGCAGTCCTTCCCCCTGCAACAAGAGGGTTATGGCTGGGTGCCACATCACGGCTTGGCCCCCATGCCATTCTTGCAATGCTTCATAAAATGAATCTTCGTCGTCGCGGGTCAATCCATAAATGTTGGTGAGCATAGTATACGTTTCTGACACGGGTTCGTATACAACAAATTTTTGTTCAGATGACATAGCCCATTCCCGCCGGATACGAAACTTTGTGCTCAACTTGACTCCGCATATGTCCACAACTCTTTGTAAATATAATCGAAGGAATGGCACGTGCGAATTGTCGAGAAGCATTCCATAAGCTTTTTCCCCAGGGTCGACAACCGCATTGCGTTGAGAGTTCCATCCGAACCGGACTAAACTCCTGGCGATCTTACCGCCAAACACTCGACCATGTTGGGAAGGCCACGCTAAGCGCGAGCAAAACTCGACACGATCGAGATCTGTAGTGTGTTTGGGCTTAATAGCCCAACCCAACGGTGCCAACAACTTCTTAAAGTCAACGTCGCCAAGCCACGCTGGTCCTTGAATGACAATGTCGTCTCCTAAAGCCATAATCTTGAGCACTTTGCGCAGTTCAGACACGGATTTTTGGGTGTGCAGCACAATGGCCCACACATGGGTGGCGATGTTGAGGAGAGTATTGTCAACTGAGGTGTTGTCATCACCACTGCGACGCATCCCTTTGAACTTGAAGCGATGAAATCCTTTCTGGGTGTAAGCTCGCGTCTCCAACTGGGCTAAGAGCGCTTTGCGCTCAAGAGATGAAATGTGGTATTGGCCCCACCAAGCATTCAGCTGCTTGAGCATAGTGTACGACAGCCCACGGTCGAATCTAGACACATCACCAACATAATAAGTTCGCCCGTATTCCAACGTTGCCGCGACTTTGGCCGCCGTGTCGCCGCTAACGTAATATAGCCAGTTATCAGCGTTCCAAATACGCGACAGCGCTTTGGAACGCGCATAAGTGACTGGCCCGATGGCAGTGTGATACTGCTGAGAAACATTGCAAATACAGCGGGGAACGAGTGGTTCTTGATCGACAGCACCATCCGTGCAATTCATAGAGGGCTCATTCTTGGTGAACACTTTAACGCTTTCATCATGGATACCACAATGGTTGGCTTCCTTGGCTTCCTCGTGAAGGTTGGCAACAAACGGGCTAACTCGCGCTTCTGATCCTTGTGAGGCATTCCACGCTTCGAAACAAGCTTCATGGGTGCCAAATTGATGGCATCGCTCACAGGGATAAAGACGCATGCCAAGCTCTTCATCCAAGAAGCCTTTTAACCATGATGCGTGAGCATTGTTGGCGTCGGCTTCAGACGGTAGCCCTCCAAACATACGTTCCTGGACACCCTTCAACATAGCAGACGACGTCATACGTGGCCATGAAGGGATGTATTGGCTAAACACCGGTACGGCAAGGTGTTCCACTTGTTCCAGCGTGTCGGTTTGAGATAAATCACCCACAATGATTGGCAACTTTGAATCTGGAACGACAACCGATTCCTTTTTATACGCTACAAACTCATCAATCAACAGTGGGTGGGAAACTCCGGGGCAACAATGCTTCTCATTATACGTTTGACTCAACGTTTGGAGCAACTCCCAGTTTAAATGATCGTATGGCAGTTTCCTTGGTCGCACTGAACTTATCCAGGCCCACAAACCAATAGCGCAAACCGCCACTCCGACGAGTCGCGCGGCCCAACCCACCTTACGGACTGCATGCTGAGCTCCTGCCAAAAATGTTGCAGCGCTCATGCCCATACCCAACCTGTTGCGATCTGTGGTGAAACGAGGGTGCCAAAACCCAGCAGTCATGTTTTCATGAGTCGGCACCCCAGCCAAGATGTGCTTGATTATGGCTGCAATGACCTTCAGCTTGTATGAAAACAATCCGTTGAGAGTATGGAGACGGTCAACACGCTTAGCCAACGCGCGATTCGGCGACAAGTTGTAACATAGTTCCGCAGTACGAGCATTGGCAGCCACAGCATTGGACATAGCAACAATGACTGAGTTGGTTATCGAAGTTGACACTCGGTCTAACGGTATGTCAACGAGGGTCGTATGCACCCCTCGTGATCGATTAAGAGCCAGTTTCAAAGTTGCGGGCAGGCCAGCACCTGCTAGAGGCAGTCCGACAATGACTGACTCTATGATGGACACGCAGCGTTGATCCGCCTCCAAAGATTGGGGGCCAGTACCACTATCGACAACGTAAATAGCGGGTCGATAAGTGGTGTTTGTATGATGCGTAAGTGTGGGGACGGGAGGGGGTGAGGGCGTGTCGCTAGACTCTTGCCCCTTTGCACCGTCGAATGCGGGCTTCTCTTTGCCCGCACGTAATTCCCCGTCGTCCTGCACCACATCACATCGCATTTTGGCCTGGTGATGGATTGACCCTGGCATATTAATTTTGGCTTCCGTGGGATCACCAGCAGCTGTCGCAGCAGCCTGAGCCGCATTGGGTCTCATGGCAGGGCCAGAAGCTTCTTTACGAGCGGCAGCCATTATGATTGCCCTTTCCTCATCAGTGTAATCCTCACTAATGGCATCGTTCAGCATTTGGAACGGATCTGTATCGCGGCGTTCAAACCGTGCGTTACGCGCTTCTTCGCGATCAGCGCGGCGATTGCCTTGATTACCACGGCCACGGCCGCGGCCGCGCGAAGGCCCGCCCCTGGCCCGCGCATTCTGTTGTTGTTGACTATGGCCTCCCCTCTGGCTATTAGTCCACCCACCTCGGGGTGCCATGTTTAATGAGACATGGTCCTGTTTTGCACCACTATTCCTTACGTTGTGGTTCGTTGGTGTATTATCACCATCAGCGGATTCTAAGCGCACCGCGGCCTCATGAGTCTTTTGGAGAAAGGCGTCTGTCATGAAATAAAGGGGGGGAACATTCAGTTAAACCGAATATAAACTGAGACTTACTGTATGTTATGGATTTGTTGTTTATGGCAGTGTGAATCACACTAAAATGCCATTTTTCCTCTCGGATTTACTCTCCACAACGGCCATGCTCAGGGTTTTATACTACTAGGACCCACTACCCGATTGAATGCTTGGAAGCAAACGAACAAGATTTAAATTTTATTTCTATCTACACGCTAATGTACAAATCTAATTATTATTATATCTATTCTATCGGGAATGAGTCCCTGGGCACACATGGTGCCGGGGAAATCGGTCCATAGGTATTTAAACCTTGGGTCCCGTGAGATAAAGATCTCACATTTTTCAGCAGTATCAACTGCTGGCAAATC